TAGACGGTCTCGATCCGGCGCGCCGCCACGCGGATGAAGCGTGCGATGATCGCGTCCTCATCCGCGCTGTCGACGCGCAGGTACAGCTTCGCGTCGGCGAGAGTGACCGGACCGTCCATGGCCTTTGCGCCCGTCAGGCCTGATCGGCCTGGGGATTGTCATGGCCCCAGCCCTTGATGGCCGTGGCCGCGATCGGCGTGCCGGTGCCGTGCGTGCCGGAAAAATCGGCCGCCAGCTTCCAGTAACGCTTTCCGCCCTTGTAGCCGAAGCGATAGACGGCGGCGGCCGCATGTTCGCTGTCCAGCGTCTTGATGATGCCGCCCTCGCCGACCGATGCGACGCCCAGCACGTCTTTCAGCTCGACGGCGGTATAAGTGGAATCGTCGTCGCTGTGCGTCAGCTTGAACTCGATCTTGTTCGTGCCGCTGAACGTGATGCCGCCGATGCCGATGGCCAGGATGATCTCGGCCGCGTCATAGCCCAGCATGTCGATGGCGGGCGGGGTGTTGTCGGCCGACAGCACCGCCGCGCCGATGGCGACGGCGGCGGTCATGCCGGAATGGATGTCCTTCATGGAATGTCTCCGAAGATGATGGAAAGGGGGCTGGCGGCCGCCGCGTCGACGGCCGCCCGTTCAACCGTTCAGGCCGCGCACTTCAACAGCTTGATCGCCTCGAAATTGGTGATCCCGCCGCCCACGCGCTTGGTGGCGTAGAACTGGACGAACGGCTTGTTGGTGTACGGATCGCGCAGGATGGTCGTGCCCATGCGGTCCGCGATGGTGTAGGCCTGCTGCCAGTTGGCCACCGCGACGGGAAATTTGTTCGCGCCCAGCGCGTCCATATAATCGTCGGTATAGACCGGCTTGCCCAGGATGGTGCCCACCTGGTCGGCCGCCGTGGGCGGCACCCACAGATAATTGCCCTGGCCGTCCTTGAACTTGCGGATCTCCGCCATGGTCGCATCCGACGTCAGGAACGCGGCGCCGTTGCGATAACCCTGCTTGAGGGAGAACAGCAGGTCGATCAGCGCATCGGCGGGATCGGACGTGGCGAACGCGGCCGCGCCGCCCGTCTTGACGAAGCCGATCTTGCCCCAGGCGTAGGAAGCGTTGGCGACCGTGTCATAGCCCAGTATGCCGCGCGGCTTGCTCTTGCCGTTGCCGTTGATGAACGCCTCGCTTTCGGCCTCGCCGAACTCGATGGCGATTTCATTGGCCAGCCATGCGGCGATGTCGAACCGCGCATCGTCCAGCAGGGTCTGCGTCGCCGCCGGATTGGCATACAACTCGCCGGAGGGCAGGGCGAGTTCGCGCAGCACCGGCGTGCCGGTGGCGGGACGGCCGTCTTCCTCGCCGACCCAGCCGGACGTCGCGCCGCCCATGCTGACCAGCTTCTTGTAGGTCGAACCGCCGATCTGCACGACGCGGGCGATCTGCCGCACGACGGACATGGTGCCCAGCACGCGGTCGATGCCCTGCTCCCAGTCGATCGGCACGACATAGCCGCCATCCGGGTCCGACTGCGTGGTCAGCGACGCCTGAATGGCCAACTGGCCCAGATCGGCGTCGACATTGCCCCGACGGAACCAGGTTGAAAATGCGGTGCGGTGCTCGCGCTCGGCCGCGCTCAGCCCGTCGCCCGCGCCGCCGCCCAGTTGCGCGGCGGTCAGCGCCGCGGACAGCCGGTCGATTTCCGCGTTGATCGGCTCGATCAGCGCATTGGCCTCTTCCTGCGACAGACGGCCTGCCAGCGCCGCTTCATGCTGTTCGCGCATGGCGGTGACGGCGGCGTTGATCGCCGCGATCTGGGCCAGGGCGTCGGCAGGTTCCGCGCGCGGGGCGGCATGGACGGCGCGGGGCGTGGTGGACGCGACAATGGTCGCGCCGGCCGCCAACAGGGCGGCGCGCTTCATATTCTTCATGGGGTTTCTCCCTATCGGGTCAGATTGGCGAGAAGGCCGGTCAGGGCCTCGTTCAGTTGCGGTGCGTCAGCGCCTGGCGTGACGGCATTGTCCGGGGCAGCGCCTGGCGTGCCCTTCAGATTCCTGATGCGGGCGCGGGCCTGCGTGCGCGTCATCCCCGACGCCACCAGCGCCAGCTCCATCGCGCGCAGTTCGTTGACGTCGCGGTCGCTGGCCTTCGCCTCCTCGTCCACCGTCACGGCGTCCGCGGGCAGCAGCGCGTCGGCAAAGCCGCGCTCCACCGCCGTGCTGCCCGACATATAGGTTTCGGCATCCATCCACTGGACGATCTGGGCGCTGTCCGCGCCGGATCGGGCGGCATAGACATCGGCCATCGCCTGGTCGAACGGCTCCAGCCAGGCGGCGGTCTCGGCCATGTCGTGGCGGTTGCCCATCGCGATGACCCAGCAATTATGGATCATCAGGAAACTGGCGGCGCCGATCTCGACATTGTCGCCCGCCATGGCGATGATCGACGCGGCCGACGCGGCCATGCCCATCACCTTGACGGTGATATCCTGCGGATGCTCGCGCAGCACATTATAGATGGCGATGCCCTCGAACATGTCGCCGCCATAGCTGTTGATGTGGACCTCGATGGCGCGGTCGCCGATGGCGCGAAGCTGGCTCTGCACCTTCTTGGCGGTCACGCCGCCGCCCGACCAGTAATCCTCGCCAATGCTGTCGAACATGGTGATGACATTGTCGCCCTTCGCCACCGCGCGGACGCCGGCGGCGCTGTCGCCATATTTGTCCAGCACCGACGCGGGCGTGAACGCCTGCAGGCGGCGATCGGCGGGCAGGGGCAGCGCGCCGGGGCGCGCGCTCGCGAACAGGCGCGGCATGTTACGCATCATCGTCGTCAGGTTCCTTGCTCGACTTGCTGTCGCCGCCCGCCGTGTTCGGCGGCGGGTAATAAATGTCGCCATCCTCGCGCGGGTTTTCGTCTTCCAGCGCGCGGACCTCGTTGGGTGATCGCCACCCCCATTGCAGGGCCAGTGCATGGGCTGCATAGCGCGTCTTGATGTCGGTTCGGACCATCGCCGCGCGGTTAAAGCGCGCATAGATTTTGGGATCGGCGATCATGGCGCCGATTTCCTCCTCCCACATGACCAGATGGTCATCCATAGTGTAGGCGGAAAAGCCGTTGGACTTCTGCTCCAGTCCGGTGCCCCAGTTGCTGTCCGACCCGCTATTGTCGCCAATCATGCTCGGTGGTACGCCAAAGAACATGCAGATCTCCGACCGGGTCAGCTTCTGCGCCTCGATCCACTGCATGTCGGTGGGGCTCATCGAAATGGTTTCCCATTTCAGCCCTTCCTCCAGCAGCAGCACGCCGCCGTCCTTGTCGCCGCCGGCGCGGAAATCGTCGAGCGACTGTTGCAGCCGGTCGAACGCCGGATCGCTCAGCTTCTTCGTGTCCGGCATCGACACGGCGCCGGACGGGCGCGCCCCATGCTTGAATGTGGCCGCCACCTGCCGCTCGCGTGCGCGCGCCTGGCCGATGGTCTCCCGCGCATAGGTCAGCGGCGTGACCCCGCTATAGCCGTTGAGGGTCAGGCCATAGAGGTGGAACATCTCCGCCTGCCCGACCTTGATCTGTGATCCGTTCTTGCGCGTGACGGTATATTCCAGCGTTAGGTCATCCAGCTGCCGCACCGCCACCCGGTCGGGATGGATGGGGATCAGCGCGCGGACCTCGCCCCTTGAAATCACCTTCAGCGCATAGGCGTTGCCGCGCAGCAGGACATGCGCCTGCATCATGCGTTTGAACTGTGCCGGCCGCTGCCATCCATTGGGTTTGCGTGACAGCAGGGCCGCAATCGCATGGTCCGATGCATCAATGCGCGTGCGATCATCGACCCGGCGCTTGAAGTCGATCGGCAGCGTCGCGACCTTGCCTACGATCAGGCGCACGCACCCGAACACCGCGCCAATCCGCATCGAAGTATCAGGAGTGACAATCTCGCCCGTCAGCCCGGCTTCGCCGCGCAGCGCTGCCTCCAACTCTGCGGGCGAAGATATGATGATCCCGCCATCCGGCCCCATCACCGAAGCCAGCGGCCGTCCCGCGGGGCCAAAGGACAAGGGCGCGCCGCCGGCGGGCGAATGCGCGGGTGCATCCCCGGCCGTTCGGCCGAGAATGCGGTCGAATATGCCCATGCATTCTCCTGTCAGAGCACCCGGACGCCGCGGCTCTCATAGACTGACGGCCCCTCGGCCTCGTTGGCCAGCGCCAGCGCGAAGGCCATGATCATGGCCACGCAATTGTCGATCTTCAGATGCGGTTGCCCATCCGGCTTGTTCGGATAGACATTGTCCTTTTTGTCGGCCGCCGCGACGACGTTGCTGACCTGCCACTCCATCACCGGGCAACCGCCATGGGCGATCGTCCCGGCGCGCATCACGGCGTCGGTTTCCTTCATCGGGTCGCTCAGGTTCAGCACCGTCTGCCGGATCTCGACCATCGGCACGCCGCGCTTGGCCAGCGTCGTCGACAGCATCGTTGCCTGGAACGGGTCATATCCGACCTGTTCAAGCTGGAACATGCCCACCGCCTCCTCGATGGCTTCGACGATCTCGTCGAAATCGATGATATTGCCCGGCGTCACGTCGATCAGGCCCTGGGCGTCCCAGCCCTGATAATGTTCGACCTCCGCTACGGTATCTTCCGGCAGGAAATATCGATGCACCACGATCCACGGATCGTCGCGCGTGGCCTTGTCCCCGACCGGCGGGAACAGATAGGCCATCGCCGCGATGTCGACCTTTGACGCCAGATCGAGCGCGATGATGCATCGCCGCCTCTGCAATCGCGCCAGCGCCAGCGCATCGACCGCCAGCACCGGGATCTCCGCGTCGGCGCAGGCGCGCCAATGCTCGACGCTGTAATAGGCCGCCTTGGTCGACACCCACAGGTTCAGGTGCTTCGTCTTGAAGACGCCGGCCTTGCGCGGGGTCGAAATCGCATCGCGCTGCCGCGCCCGCAAAAAGTCCATCGACACCGACACGTCGGCGTTCGGATTGGCCTTGCGGAGCGCGACCTCCGATTTCCAGTCATCCTCCTTGTCGATCGTATATTCGACGAACAATGTTTCGTGATCGAGCGGTGGGCCGCCATTATGGCCTATTCCGGCGAGCTTCTTGCGCTCCTCCTGGATCAGCGCGTAACAGGGCCCGGCCAGATTATCGCCGGCCGTGGTGATCAGCAGTTGCAGCGGCTGGTCGCGGGCGCCCATGCCCGTGACCATCGTGTCCACCTGCGCGTCATCGGCATGCTCGTGATATTCGTCATGGATGGAGCAGCTCGGCGACTGCCCGTCGCCTGGATCGCCGATGATCGTCTCGAACTTCGATCCGTCGCCGGGGCGAGAGATCGTCTTGGCCAGCATCTCGATGCCGAACTTGCGTTTCAGCGCCGGGGTTCGGTCAGCCATCAGCCGCGCGGGCTTGAACACCTCCCATGCCTGTTTCTCGTTGGTCGCGCCCGAATAGACCTCGGCGCCGAACTCGCCGTCGGCGCACAGCATGTACAGGCCCAGGCCCGCGGCGATGGCCGACTTGCCGTTCTTGCGCGGCACGACCAGGAACAGCCGGCGGAATCGCCTCAGCCCCTTTTGCGGCCCGGCCCGGTGCAGCCAGCCGAACGTGACGCAGATGATCCACACCTGCCAGGGCTGCAGGACCAGCCGTTCCTTCGACCGCGCCCATTTGCCCTTGCTGTGCGGCAGCGTCTCGATGAACCGGCAGGGCTTTGCCGCCCGCGCCGCGTCAAAGACGAAGGGAAATTGGCTTCCCCTTGTCCGGCTAAGCTTCAGCTCATCCAGATACCTGCGGCACTGGAGTCGGATCTGCATGCCCGCAGGAATCTTCCCCGAACAGACATCGGCCGCATATTTGCGAGCAATCCCCGCATAATCCCGCCCCTCCGCCACATCAGAAGTCAGCGTACGGGTCGTCTTCGACCTGCTTGTGTCCGGTCGCCAGCTTCAGCGCGGCCGAAGGGTTCAGCATCATTTCGCCCAGCAATGACTGGGCGTGGCGCAACGCCTCCGACTGCATGGCGACGGCGGGATGCGCCTTGATCATCACCTGCGCCAGGCCGTTGACCAGTTTCTCGCTGCGATAGGTGCAGCCCTCGATGTCGAGCACCGCCTGAAACATGGCGATCTGCTCCAGCCGGATGGCCAGCAGCGCGACATGCTCCGCATAATGCGGGCTCGACCGTTTCTGCTGCTCCAGTATGTCGGCGATCGTCGCGAAATGGCCGCGCGCCGTCTCCGACAGGTGCAGCGGCGCGATCATCGGCCCCAGGGGCACATCCTCGTTGACAATCGCGTCGCGATCAGCGCGATATGTCCCCTGCACCAGCTTCAGCGCGGGCTCTTTCCGCTTCCGCCCAGCACCCGGCCGGGAACCGCCTCTGGCCATCCCAACCCCGCTTTTTTACCTTTTGATTTTGACCGCGTAAGAAAATACCCACAGGCGCGGTCCCGTCTCCATCGGCCGGGAAGTTTTGACCCTCCCCCCGGGGCGCCGGCGATCGGCGGGGATCACCGATTTGGTGATCAACTGGATATCGTGGTGCCGGATGGGGGAATCGAACCCGCGACTGGAGCTTACAAGGCAACTGTTATACCACTTAACTAAACCGGCAGGCGAAGGGCTTTCACCTCCTGCGGCGGCGCCCATCAATCAATCGATTCGCTCTTTTTCCAATCCTCGGTCATCCCTGTCGCTGGCGACCACTTCGACCGTCACCATGCATCCGACCACACGCCCAGCCAGGCGCATCAGCATCGAGGCCAACAGCAACCGAAGCGTCCACGTTCGCCCCGGCGCGAACCGCACGGTGACCGACACATCCCGGACCAAATCCCGGCCCTTGATGACCACGTCACTCATGTCGTCGCCCTCCGCCGCGATCGCGCAGCCTCGCGCGCCGTCTTGGCCTTGCTGTGCTTGTCGCACAGGCCCTGATAGTTGCCCCGGTCAGCACCGCCGCCCTCGGCCAGCGGCATGATATGATCGGCGATCACGGTCCGCCTGGGCGGCGTCACGCCGGTCCTGATGCACTCGCGGCACCATGGCTCCTCGATCATCACCTGCTTGCGGATGGCGTCATGCTCGGCGCCATAGCCGCGCTGCTGCCTGCTCTTGCCCTTGGACGTGGCCCACGCCTCGCGCGGACGCCATCCCGGCGGCCGGAAGCGTGGCGCCTGGACGGCCATCACCCCGCCGACACATCGATGGTGATCGCCTGCCAGGCCGCCTGGGCATTGGCCCGCCGGTACATCCTGATATACCGCTTGGATCCGACCACGCGAAAGCTGTCGCGGATCGCCTGCATCGCCCGCTGCCACCGCTCGTCGGCGATCTCCAGCCGCAACAGCGACAGCAGCTTGGCGCGGTTGATCCGTCCCTGGCTGTCCACGTCGAACGCATCGGCGATGATCGCGCGGATCTCCACCCGACTGCCCGTCGCCCACTCGCGCAGACACTCGTCGACGATACCCTTGGCCACCTGCAGCTCGGGCCCGAAGATGATCGCCTCCGACACTTGCACCACGATCTTGAGCGTGCCGTCAAAGGAGACGAAGGTCAGATTGCCCTTCGATCCGCCCCGCTTGGCCTGATAGTCCTGCTCCAGCAGCGCCACAAAGGCGTCCACATCGTCAAAGCTGTGCTGCCGAAACCGCGCCACCTGCTCCGACAGCGGCAGGGCAAAGCCCACGATCCTGCGGACCAGCTCGTCCTGCAGCTTGTCTACCGCCTTGACCGCGCCGTCAGGGATCAGCCCGCCATCGGCGTTGGTCCAATAGACCGCGCCATCGATGTCGCGCCGACCGGGCGGCAGGGGAGAGGGCAGGGGATCAGCCATCATTCTGGAGCCTCGTCTGCGCGCCCCAGCTTAAATCGACAACACCGGGCGGGGCGACCTCGCCCCATCCCACCGTGTCGAGAGCAGCCGGGGCCTCGATCCGCTCCAGCACCGCGGCCAGGAAACGCCGCGTCACCGGCACGCACTCGCGCCCGTTGCCCTTGGCCTCGCGCCGCAACGCCTCGATGTCGATCTCAGCCATCACGGCCTCCTGCTCATCAGAAAATCGCCCGGCTCGTCCCGTCGCGAT